GGTTGGCCAACCCGTTACGTGGTGGCAAACCCACCCCCCGGCTCCATCACTCACCCACCCCAAACGCCTCCAACCACTGATACAACGTCGGCCGACTCACACTACTCCCCTCAATCCGGTCATTCAAATCCCGCAACACCGCACTCGCATTCCCATCATGCTTCCGATGCAACGCCTTCAACAACGACGGGAGGTCCTGGCCATGCGCCCGCTCCAACTCCCGCTGCCGCCTCGTCCGCCGCCCATCCGCCACCATCTTCCGCACAATACCCCGATACTCCCACTTCGACACACACACACGCCTCTCAGCCATACTCACGCACCGACCTCCTGGATTTTCAATAGTACGTCCACGTCGTCCCCCGTCGCCGACCGCGTCCGAGCGAAGATAACCGTCGGCACCTCCCGCACCACCGGAAACCTGAGGTCCCCCGCGAGGTCGCCCGTCGCCGGCTCGAACTGCCCGCCGCCCCCGACGTGGTCGCCGCGGTACGCCATTCCCTGCGGCTTCACCTTCCCCCCATCATTCGAGTCCGTCCACGTCTCCACCCCCACCCGCGTACTCGTATCCGACTTCACGTCAAACGTCACCGCCGTCTGGCGCTCCGCAATATCATCCGGCGCCTCCCACTCCGTCCCCGAAAGGTACTGCGGCTCGATGATGCGGCTGTGGACCGCGAGCGATTCGTTCGGCGCGCTAAACGAGACGTCCTCCACCCCAATAGCCGCGCCGGAGCGGCCGGGGTTGCGTTTAAACAACGCCACCGGGTACCAGTCCTTCGGCCCCACCCCAGTCCCATCCATCGGCAACGACACGTCCACCGCCGACGCAAAGGTCGGCTCAGGGGAGGGGTCCACGTGGCCCTGCACACTATACTGCCGACCCCCCACGCGGGCCTCCACCGATTCCTGCTTCGTCCCGTTATCCACAGAAACGTGAATCGGGCGGTTCGGGACCGCGAACGCCGGGTCCACCACCGGCCTGTAGAGAAATAAGGGGAGGCGGCGTTGCGCCCACCGGCCACGCAGATCTGCGACCGCGTCCAGCCACGCCAACGTCGAGAGCGGCCCATACCACCCGATAGTTAAGCCGTAGATGTAGCCCTCCCCCAACCGATACTGAACCCGACTATCCTGGCCGCCCGAAAGGGGGTCTAACCCGTAGACGCGGCCCTGCAACTCGCCCTCCGTATCCCGCTTCTCCGTCACGGTCCCACGCTCCCACTCCCCAGCTGCTCGGGAGACGTCGACGTCTTCGCGGTTCTTGTTTTCGAACTTCACCAGCCAGTCATCAGACGTGATTACGTGGTAGATGCCGTCCTGTTCCGTGTTTATCCCGTAGCCGATACGGATTTCGCCGTTCGCTCCGGTCGGCCGCTGATCCACCCACACGCCAGCGGCCACCTCATTGGAGACACCTGAGCGGTAGACGCCGAGCTGGCTGGTTTCTATCGACGCCACACTCCCCGACTGCGAGCCATCAGTGGCGAGCCGGTAGGTTTCGCCGTCCACGGTTATCGTGCCGCCGTTCACCCTGCGTTGCACGTTATACACCCCGTGGTCCTGCCGCGAGGGCAACGTAATATCGCCTTTTAAATTAAATAATCCCTGGCGGTCCGCAACAGCAAGCGCGCTATTCGTCTGATGCGCCCCCCGCTGGTAGTAGTCGATTTCCTCCGCGAGATTCCCAGCCGGCATATAGTTAGATCACCCCGAGGCCGAACGCCGCCCCTGCTATGACGAGCGCAGCTTGGAGCAGCGTCCCCAATACGAACCCGCCTTTGTAATACGCCGGCTCTCGTTGCACGTCCTCGTTCTCCGGCAGCCCCTTCGGCTTCGGGCGCTTCTTCCGTAGCCCCGCATACACGCCGTGAGCGAAGGCGTGCCACTCGACGCTGTAGGAGAGGAACCCGTCGCGCTCGGTACCGGATTCTGGCATGGTTTGTTAGAACCCTTCCTCGTCCACCAACGCGTCCACTTGCTTCACGAACGTATGTCGGCAGTTGATGTGCGGCGTATGTTTTCTAAAGGATAGGTTCTCGAAGTATTTCGCCTGCACCTCCTGCTCCATCCGCACCAACTCATTCATCGACACAGGAGTACCACCATACTGCGGATTCGTCCGCTCTTTCAACTCCTCACACGCCTCCGTCGTCCGACTATCATCGGGGCCTTGCCAATAGAACTTCGCGGTCGCACTATCCGGCATATCCTCGTACCCCCGCTCCCGCGCCTCATTCAACACACTCGCCGTCTCCGTACGCGCCACCACCTCCAACTCCCCCTCACCCACACCAGGCCACTGATCCGTCATATCCCCCACCACCGACTCCAAACTCCACCCCTGCGGCTGCGTCAAACTATCCTCCAGAATCCCCTCCAAATCCGCCACCGCATCATCCGGCACCGAATCAATATCCGAAAATACCGCCCCACCCGCCCGAATCGCCTCCTGAATCTGTTTGATGACGTACTCCGGCACCGACTCATCCCCACTCCATACCCGCTTCTCAATACCATCGAGGCCAGCGGGCCAAATCTGCGACTTGTACGCCTCCAACAGCACATCATCCACCGTCTCAATTTCCTTCATTGAAAGTCCCTGCCCCACCTCGGTTTTGCCGTGGGCGTGCTGCTCGTCACGAGCCCGCGCCCGCCACTGCAGGCTCTCATACTTCGATAACAACGCCTCCACCACCCCCATGTCCAGCCCATGCACCGTGAGCGTCCGACTCGGCGCCAAATCATCCTCCGGATACGTACGACCTGATTCCGGTTCCACGATTTGTCCGTCCAATAACTCCACGTCCCGCCGAAAACTATGCCACTCGTCCAGACTCGCCTCGCTAATGGCTTCGCGCCCCGCGGGTGCAGCCAAATCCACCGCCCCCTTTGCCGTGCCGGCGTTCACGCTCCCGAAAATCCCCCCACCACCATCACCCCCAGCATCCTCCGGCGTCTCCACCTCACCATCCGCGACCTCGATTTGGCCGTCGCGATACGTCACGTCCCGTCCCAGGCTATCCCACTGCTCCGCCGCATCCCCCAACTCCTGCAAAAACCTGGCGTGCGCCTGCCGCTCCTCACTCGTCTGCTCCGTCTCAAACTCGAACTGCACCTCCTCGCTGATGTGCGGCCACACCACCTGGCGATTAATCGCCTCCTGCATCTGCCTGAGCAGCACCCGAAAGCCCCGTTGGGCATAGGCGGCGGCCTGCGCTTGGTTTTGCGCTTTATTCCCCTCCTGGAAATCGAACCCGGCGTACGGAGCATTGACTTTGAACACCGCACCGAGCGCCTGAATCCAGAACTTATTCCGCTCCAAAAACTGCAGCTCCTGATACCCCGGTGAGAGTGGCGTGAACTGCCAGTCCCCCATGCTCACGATGGCGCGGTGCCGCTCGCCCTCCTTCAGCTTCCAGTTATCCTTCACGTTCTCGTACGCATCCACCGCCATCGGCGTATCCTCATCCTCCTTCACCGACACTATCCCGGGCGGCATCCCTTCCTCCAGGTCCTTGATTTCCTTATCCGACAGTTCCTCTAATACTTCCAGGACTTCGACGCCTTTCTCCACCGGCCCCCGCCCGTACACCCCACTCGGACGGCTGGACCACTCGAACCACGCCACCTCCTCCAACTCATACTCGTGCGACACACTCCGATTCCGATGCGAGACCTCCATATACCCCGTCGTGATACCGTGCTCGTCCACCACCTTATACAACCGACGAGTGTTCACCGGGATGGCTTCCGCCAGCCCGCTCCCATCCGCATAGAAATGCAAAACCCACGCGCCATCACCCAGCTGCAACGTGTTTCTCGCAGCCATCTCCCGAAGGTCACGAAACGACTTCTCCGGGTGCAAGCCCTCCAGGGTGCGTTCGGCCTCGGACAACTGATCATCCGCGATCTCCGTTTGCTCGTCGCGCTGCTGCACGCTCCACGGCGCGGTCGCCGCATCCTGCGCCATCGTGTCGATGTAGGCTTCCGCGACGGGATGGCTCGCGATCTCCGACAGAAACCCGGCGTCGTACGGCTTCGGTTGGCCGTCCCGACGTTCGACTTCGCGTTGTAACTCCGGCGGCAACCCGACTTTACGGTCCACGTCCCCCTGCTTATCTTGCTCGCGGCGCTGCCGTTGCGACTCCACCAACCCACGCTGCGGGCGGCCACCCGATTCGGGTGGTTCGTGGCCGGACGCGTACCCCCCTCGCGTGTGTTTTTGTTGGGACCGGTGGCCCACAAGGGAGGTGGCTGGGGTTCGAAGCCAGCTGAGGGCCTGGTCCCACCGTGACATCGCTATGCGTCTACGATGCAAGCCGTACACTAAGGGCTTTCCGTCACCACACGTTGTTTCACGCGACCGTTCACGTGTAGTTTCACACGGTACCGAGGAGCCACGCCAACATGAGGCCGGTCACCGTACATGACGCCACCAGTACTGCCCTAACCGCGAGCAGCCACCAGAACGCGTTCACGACTTGAACACCGCCGGCCCCGAGTCCCCACCGCTTCGTCCCTTTCGGTGGTGGGTGTACGCGAGATACCGAAGGCAGTCCATGCCATGGTCGTGCTCGTCCTGCGGGTCCTCCTGCTCCTGCCCCTGCCACCCGTACCCGCGTATCTCCTGGAGCGTGCA